TTTTTGAGCGTTATCAGCCTGTTTAGTAGCCGCGTCAATCTCATCTTTAATTTCTCGATATTTGGTTTCTGCAAGTTTACGCCGTGCTGCTAATAAATTCCGTTGATCTTCAGCATTGCCACCTTGAGCCGCGCCAGTAACTTGCTGATTCCTGGCTTCTGATTGTTGACTAATAGACGGGGAGGACGCTGATTGTCCCTGACTCAGAAATAATTGCATCTCAGAATTACGCCGCTTAGTTAGCCCTGGTAAAACCTGCTTAACTCCGCGATACTCACCTTTATTCCATCTCAGAAACTCTTTAGCCGCCCCTGCATAATCCCCAGAGTTTAGTTTTTTGAGTAGGGTACTTTCTCCTAATGCCCCTTCACCGACGTTAAAAGCAAATGAGGTCAAAGCATCTAGTTGATTATTATTGATAGGCACTTTGACCATTTTGGAGACGCGAGAGCGTTTGTAAAGTAGCTCCTCCAATAGCCGTTGGTTTGCCTCTTCAACCGTCAACCTCTCCCCTGTTGATTTAGCCTTAGTTCCGAAACCAACCGAGTATTGAGTGCGATCAAAATATGGTGTAGCTGCAAAATCTTCAGACCGCTTAACTAATTCCACTAAACTATCTGTTATACCTGCTTTACCGAAAATCCCCTCATTCTTGCCACGCACAATATTGGCAGTGCGAGATGACAAACCCGCGCCTGTGGGTAGTGCATTTTGGACTGGGGTAAATAATTGTTTTACAGCATTGACACCTTGTTGGAAAGGGTTCTGTCCCTCGCTTTTGAAAACCCCAGCCTGTAAATCCCTTATATATTTTCTGTAGGTTTCGGGATCTGCGGACATATCAACGTGAGTTCCGTAAGTACGAGATCCCTTTTTCCCCATCCCCGCTTGCATCCCCAACGTTTGACCGTATTGGATTAATTGCCCATTCTTAACCTGTAAGTCAATCATATGTCCGACCTGGGCTATCAGTTTAGTCATGCCCTTGTCAGCATACAGATTAACCGCGCCCCAACCCTGTCCGACTTTGCCAGCGTAGCCAGCGACCGGACTGGGAACAGGAACTCCGTACTGCTTACCCTGGGAATCAATCAGAACGAAATCCTTTTTGATCAAGCTTCTGTTTAACGGGTTTAGTTCTTCTTTCCTGCCCTCGACCATTCCATAGGGTCTGTCTTTGTGTCCCCCACGGGCAACTACTGAAGGGTGATGAGGTGCTAAATCTTCATATTTTCCAACATTCTCCATCCTGCTGCCAACTCTTTCGACAATCCTGTATTTACGCTGATTAATGGCATTGCCACCGCTAAAAAAGCCCTCTACACCTTGAACAATATTACCTACAATTCCGCTACTGTTATTACCTGGTTGGGGTTGTGCTTGTGGCGTTGATACTGCCTGCTGATTTTGTCCCGTCGCCCATTTCCAAAATTCCTCAGCCTTTTTAGTTACCTTCTCGAATGCACTGCCAATTCCCGGTATTCCCTGATTTGCAAACTCCCCAGCTTTTTGAATAGCACTACCAATACTTGAAGCCCAACCGCTAATATTTTTACCAATATTCTGTGTAATTGATACTGCGTTTTGTAGTCCTTTGGTGAATAGATTAATCCCGTTAGTTGCGAGATTTACAACTCCATTAAATAAGTCTTGAATTAACTTAATTATGGTTTTAATTACGCCAGTTACTACATTCCATTCAAAAACTAAATAATCCCCTACGGCTTTGGCTATGCCTTTTGTTATTTCCCAGAGATTACTTAAAGTTGATTCACTGGCAACCCAAATATCCGCCGCACCTCTAGCACCTGCTTGGATGCCACCAACAACAAAATTAATACCATCAAAAATAAATTTTAATCCGTCAAAAACGCCCTTAACTACTGACCAAAAATCATTAAAGGCAGTAGACATATCCCTGATAATATTCGGGTTAGTTTCTAAATATTTAGTGAAACTTGTTATCCCGTCTAATAATAATTTAAACCCACCTGCTACTAACTCTTGAATAGCTTCATTTAGGGATTGAACCAACTGCGGATTAGCTTTAAAAGTTTCGACTAATTTCTCAGATTCTTTGCGGACATCCTTCATGATTCCGTTAGAAGATGTCAAGCCAGACACAATATCACCAAATGTCTGGACAATGAAATTCATGATCGGCTCAAATGCCACGCCGATAGATTTCTGGAACTGATAAAAAGTATCTTGGACGTTGGATAGACGACCTTCTAAAGTTTTGGCTTTATTCTCCATTGCCCCAAAATACGCCCCGCCCTCAGCACTCATGCGGCGTAAAGCTTCCTCAAGGTGACGAAATTCTAGTTTTCCGTCTGTGGCCAGTTGTCTAATTTCAGATTCCTTTGCCCCTAGCATTTTGGCAAGTTCAGCCCGAAGCTGCACCCCGCGCCCCGTAAATTGGTCAATGTCTTCATTCTGTAATTTCCCCTCAGTCCGTGATTTGGCGTAAACTTCCATCAAGTCGCCAAGTCTGGCGTTAGCACCTGCGGCGACATCACCAATGGTTTTGAGGTCTTTGATAATCTGATCTGGTTTTGCACCGGTTGCTAAGTTTTGGATTGCTGCTTGCTGTAAATCCTTTAGCTCAAACGGTGTAGTAGCTGCAAACTTCTCTAACTTGCCGACAAAATCATCAATTTCTTTTTGATTGCCCTTGAGGAAGGTTTTTAGTGAAGATTCAAAGTTTTGGAAGTCTTTGGTAACATTGAAAATCTCACCCGCGAATTGTTGAACCGCACCCAGTGCCGAACCAACTACACCAGTAATTGAGTTAAACGCCCCAATCCCAGCCCCAACAAAAACACCATTAAAGACATTGCTTAAAATGCCCTTAATCGGCTCAACTGCGTTCTTGAATCTATCCGTGAAAGTTCTCCCCGCGGCCTGTCCGGCACTCGCAGCTTGAGCAGTTGCTTGGTTTAAACCTCCTAGCCTGTTTCCTCCGACACTTCCAAAGGCTTGGTTTATCTGCTTCTCAATACCCTTGGCTACCTGCGTGGCGTAAGCCTTGGTTTGATTCAATTGTTGGTATAGTGCGGCTTGGTTGGCCGTTAGCTGTAGTTCAAGAGTACCAAGGGAAGTCATAGGAATAAACCCGCCTCAATGTTATAGGCATTTGAATGATTTTTCCCTTAAAAAGCTAGGATTAGATCATCTAAAATTGCTATAATCGAATTATCTCATAGAAAAAATTGCCATTATTTTCTGATATCCATCCAGAAGATTCGCTATTGTATCTGTGAGCATGGATTTTGTAGCCAGGATTTTTCGTTAATGGTTCAGTAATAAAACTGGGGTCAAACCAGATTATTCGGTTGTTGGGTTGAATGGCGAAACAACCGTTATCAAGTTTTAAAACATGGCCACATTTATGTTCGCTTGGATCTTCCGCCCAATCTCCACCAACCCAATCAATTGTGAACATATACTCACCGTCATACCATTTTCCATCTTTGAGAATGGTTTTACAACGTAGTTCGGAAAGGTAGGAATAGGCGATCGCACATGGCTGATAACTCAAGCAATCCCACAATTGCAACCAATCTAATGGTAGTTGCTCGCAATCTTCTCTCCAAGCGAGAGCATGAATTGGGACTCTAGCAAATTGCGCTCCCTGGTTAGTAACTAAATTAAACCCAACTGCCCGACCAGGAATAGAAGTCATGCCGAATACCCGGACGGGTACGCATCCTGTTTGCTGTAAATCCCAATCATAAAGAAATGACTTGTTAATAAAACATTTGAAGTGGGGGATATCTATATTGAAGGTCATGTGCGATCGTAAAATAAAATCACCATTGTAACAACAAAACCGCCACTTGTGTAGCGGTTGTTGCGACAGTCATACGACTATCCCCTAACCCTGCTTTAAATTCATCAAAAATTGATACATGACTTGATTGTGTCTCGCGTCAGCTAAAGCATTATGCTCACCAGATTCTTGTTTTGGTAGTTCAGGATTACCTAAGTCATCACACAACTGCTTGATGTCTTTTGTGTACATAGGAAATCCATTTGGCAATGCAATCATTGCCCCAAATAATTGGCAGAATACGACATGATCGTAATCTGCATAGTAACCCCATATTTCAGGCTTTGCTCTACCAATCCCTAAGCTGTATTTTGTTTTAGTCTTTGAATGATAAGCAAACACCTGGGTTGCTTGCATTAACCTGATTAGCCAAATTGGAGATTGAGATTGAATTTTTAGTAGAAATTTATTCCATCCGGTTGGTTTTACTGATTCTACTTCACCATAGCAAT